CACGCGTCAAAAACGTCCTCGTCAATCTCTGGGTTCATCTTGCGTAGACCATCCGGTATGGACGCGACCAACTCTGCGATTGTCTGCTGTTTTACCGGAGGCTCTGCTGGTTTGTTTTCAGGGATCACCTCTATCGTTTCTTCTGTCTCGACGCTTGCCTTTTTAGACTTGAAATCTTTAAGACTCTGTTTTTTGACAGGAGTAGGAGCGGCCACTGTTGTTTGAGAATGAAAAGACTCGTCATTTTTTGCCTGTTCCATCTCGTCCGATGTATAGATGCCTGAGAGGTCTTGCGGAAAAGCTTTGCGTAAAGCTAGGGCCTCTGCGCATTTAAGGATCATAACGTCCGGCATGGTGGCCCATAGTCCGCTAGGATTCCCGTTGTATTTTTTGCAGTAGGAATCGAAGAGCGCTGTTGCGGACTGAGGCTGCGGAAAATCTGTGTTAATCACGCTTATTGTCCCGCTAATAATCCGCTCCGTTTCGGAAGGATCATACTCCTCGTGTTGAATAACGGCTTTTGAGCCGTCCTTATATTTGACGGTCAGTTTAGGGTTAACAGACCCCCCGTATTTCCCGCTTTTAGAGGCTATTAACCTAAAACCGTCAATGGATGTTTGGCTTACCACTGTCCTGCGGCCCTGTTTGTCGGTGTAAGGCACAAAAAATATCTGCTTTGCTTCAACATCCAGGTTTCTGCGTTTAGCCAGGCGGTAGGCTACAACAGCCTCGTCCTCTGACAACCCTGCGAATACAGTTTTCATGTAAATGTCTTTTAGCGCTTGCGGAATCAGATAAGATGATTCCAGCGGCCTAACTGCAACTGCTTGATCCATTATTTCCCTCCTTTTTTCTTAGCATCAGACATGCCTGACACCGGGCATTCAAGGCATTTATAATATTGGTATGTATAGTATGGTCGCTCAAATACTTTTGGGGTTTTAAAAAGCGCTACCCGTTTTGCGCATGAGGCTTTAGTTATTTTTCCCATCGGACAGTCAATCAACTGCCCCTGGTTTGCCTTTAACCACTCCGAGCCAGACATCTAACCCCTTTCTTTGTTTTGTTGTTGTTCTCAAGGAACAGGTAAAAATTGTCAGACGGAATGCGTAGGCTACGCTTGACGCCCGTGCCAACATTGATAGCGCTCAGTTTCTTTGAGTCTATCAGCCGATAGACAGTGCGGGAGCTTACCCCTAGTTCATCAGCCAGTTCTCTTACTGTTTTCATCAATCCCCCCACAATAGCCAATGCGGATCGACGTTTAGCTTCTCCGCTATTATGCCAAGCGTCTTTGGGTTAGGACGGCTAGTGGAAGCTATCCCTGACGGATCAACCTCGGATGCGCGCTTCCATTGTGATATCTGTGGATGTCTCACGCCTATTCTTTCAGCGAAAGACCTATTACTTTCGCCAGGATAGCGAAAGCGCTCTAGCCTCGAATAGAAAGACAAACTAATCCTCCTTTCATTTTTGTTGAAATGTGTTGCAAAAAGATTAATAATATGCTTACAGATTTTTATGACTGCAATAGACTGCAATAGACTGTAGTAGACTGTTTATGACAGTTTCGCCACCGTCAGTTGTCGTTTGTAGCCGACATTTCAGGAGGTGTCAAGTGAATTTTGCCCCAAAAATTCAACAATTACAGTGGCTTCAAATTCTCAATAAATATCGCAAACCTAACGAAAGTAATAGAAGTCTTGCTAAAAGGATTGGCCTTAACCATGGTATAATTACTTCATGGGAAAAAGGCGATGTCCCTAAAATAGGTATAATTAATAAAATCAAGGACAAACTTCAATTAACTGATAGAGACTATTCAGATATTGTCTGGCTAACCAACCGCGTTCTGGTCGCTCCCACCGCGTCAACAAGAAAAAAAATAGAGGAAGAACTCTTGGACGCGGCGAATCTCCCCCCGAATCATGTATGCGCTTTGTTATTGGCTAAAAAGCCGAAGAATCAGTCTGCGCAGCGATATATATCCAGTTTAGGATTCTCAGTTGATCGGTGGATAGAGCTTTCCAGGGATATGGCTCCCAAGGTAGCGCTAGAAGAACTCCATAGACTATTACATAGTCCCGTATTTGCTAATGACGCTGCAACGCTGATTGAATTAATTGATTCTTGTGCGAGGGCAAAAAATGTCAATCAGCATTGAATGTCCGCATTGTCGGACGCTAAACAGCACCACAAACGCAGTCTGTGTAAATTGCCAAAAAAGGATACCTCCACTGAACCGCAAATACTGGTTGCGATATCGCGTAAACGGCAAGTCGAAAAAAGAGTGTCTCGGAACAGTTGCCTATAAACAAGCGGTGGAAACAGAGAGACAGCGGCTTGTCGAAATACCAAAAAAAACAAGAGAGAGCCTTTGCTGGTCTGTCGTGGCCGAAAAATACCTTGTTAAATTAAAAGCAGAAAAACGGAACACCATGTATATTGGGGACACGCAACGATACCTCCGGAGGTTTTGCGATTTTGTAGACAACAGGCCGGTGGAAAATATAACGGCAACCCTTGTGAGAGAATTTCAAACTAAACTCAGGGGATTAAACCTCTCCGAAGCATCGTGTGACAGACACCTCCAAGCGGGCAAGGCAGCCTGGAATTATGCAGTAGAGGACATAACAAACCCATTCTCGCGGGTTAAACTCTTTAACCCTGACAATGTTACAGAGCGATTTCTCTCGCAAGAACAACGAAACAGGCTGTTGATCGAATCAAAAAAAATAAACCGAACTCTCTATGAAATATTGGTTGTCACGATGTCAACCGGATTCAGGAAGAGCTCTGTGCTTAATCTAAGGCGATCTGAGGTGGATTTTGAGACAGGAGTCATCTCTATACGGCAGAAGGGAAATCTTAGCCATACAACGGTTTTAAACGATTCCTCTAGGCACATACTCAAAGGGATACCAAACAACGGGACAGATTATTTCTGGGTTAATCCAGAGACGCAGAAACCCTACCACCGTGATTGGCGTAGGTTGTGGCATAGAGCCCGCAGACAAGCAGGAATCCCAGACGAATTCAGATGGCACGATCTTAGACACGACGTAGGCACGTCAGTCTATGCGGCAACGCATGACATTCTGGCAGTCCAACGATTTTTAGGACACCGCAATTCCAAGACCACGCAGAGGTATGCGCATTCTAATCCTAAATACCTAGAGCAGATATCTCAGGTTTTATCAGCGCTGTGTCCTATCAGTGTCCTAGACACAGAACAAGATGAATGAATACAATTAGATATTCAGATTCACTACGGGCTTCGAATCCGTAGGTCGCAGGTTCGAGTCCTGCTGGGCGTACCATAAATATCAAAGGGTTACGTTACAAAACGTAGCCTTTTTTGTTTTATAGGACACAACAACCGCTGGTTTCACCCATAATGATTATGACAGTTTGGACAGTTGCGACACATGGCTGTGTCCTAAACTGTGTCCTGTAAATAAAAAACACCAACCAGAATAAAAATTTGACATGGTATCTTTTTTGACGTATCTTTGCAGTAAAGGAGGGAACAGAAATGATCGGGAAAACAGGGACAGCAAGAATTCTTTTGAGGCCAGAAATCAACTCCACTCTTGATGAGTGGGCGGAGAATGATATAGCAACAAAGCGTGCAATAATCAGGGTTGTTGCATTAGAGAACCTCGACTTCAAGAGCATAGACTATTACGCTTACACAAAAAAGAAGAGGGAAGAGAAGATAAAACGCGTGGAGTTCTGGATGCAATGGTCTCCGATAGCGGCACAACAAATCATAGATGCGGCAGCCAAATCAAGGACATTCTTTACCGAGTGGTTAGAAGAATTATTAAGTGTAAAAACAAAGGAGTGGAAGGAGGCTAAAAATGTGGTCAAATCCAGCAATAGACAGTCTACTAAACCCTGAGTATAGCCAGGTATCCGATTACCGAAAACTGTTCCGGCTGATCGGTTATAAAATATGCCTGGACGTTGGAACCAGGACAGAGGATGGGGACGGCGAAGCGCACATACTCCTAATATCCCACGAAGGCAGTTGGGGCATACTGGTCGTCCACGACCAATACGCGAAGGGCTTGCCGCCTCAATTCTGTGTCCCTCACCCCAAGTTCATCAGCCGCTTTCAGAAACAGTTAGACAAAGAAATAATCTGGTTTGATGAACCAAGCGACATACCGGAGTGGGTGCAACAGGGAGGGACAAGCGGAACCGGATTTGGGATTATAGCAAAAAAGTCCCCGCTAATAGCGGGCTTCTTTTTTAGGGATATGCTAGAGTTTTTTAAAGAAGAAGGTGTTTTTTCATTGACAAGCTAATGATTTTATGGCATGGCGTGCCCGAACAAAAGAAGCTATCCATAACCGGGAATAATAAGCGAGAGCGGGTAGCTTCTTAATTTACTACGCAGAAGAAGGGCAGAGGTTTGATCTCCTTTCCAAAATCTACAAAAAAAGAACCTAACCTTACCTCCGGGTTAGTCTCTGCCCTCTTCACTTTATACGGCAACTACCATGGCTAAAATAAAACTACAAGATCAAATCGATTCAGGGAAAAAGATTCCGGCTCCACCGGCTGAACTCCTAAACAAATTAAAAACAGAGTTGATCCGCGTTCAGAACCCAGGCGAATTGCCGCCGGACATGCTGGAATTAGTTAGGACATGGTGGCTCGATCGCGCTCCTTATTCGGATATCGTCAATACTCTGAAAAAAAAAGGTTACGATATCTACGGGCCTACAATAACAAATTGGTGCAGGAAGACATGGCCTGATTCTATTGCAGAATCGGTCGGCGAGGAGACATCACCTGATGATCTACTAAACCTTGCCCCAGAGCGACAGGCCATAGAACTCCTATGGCGAAAAAGCCTGCATACAATACGGCAGATCAGGACCGACTCGAAGAACTGTATAGTTTCCTTAAATACTATGGCATCTACTGTAGGGCGCATAGCGCAGGCGCAGTCGTTGCTTGAAAAACTAGAAACAGACCGCATGAAAGCGGGGGGAGATAAGGTCAAATTACTTGAAACCGCAAAGGAACAACTAAAGTCTGAAATCAGGAAAATAATTGGGAATAAGCCTAAACTGGTGGATGAACTTTGCGACATCTTTGACGATGCAGCAGGTAACGCGACCATGATGAATTGACAGGATTACTAAACGAATTAGTTCCGAGCAGCGCTAGATCAAAGAAACTCACTCTCCTTGAGTGGATAGGCAAGGCTAGAATTACGCTTAGAGGCCAACCCTACTCTTTCGATAGACATGAATACCTCCTCCAGATAGTTCAAGACCCATCCCCAGACCAGACATTTCTCAAAGGCGCACAGGTAGGAATCAGCACGGTGGTTCTACTAAAAGCGCTGTATGTTGCCGACGAACTCGACAAAAAAGCAATCTATTTTTTCCAGGACGACGCAGCAGTTTCGGACTTCTCTAATGACCGTTGTGATCCTATAGTCCAGAGTTCGACCTATTTGTCTAGCAAGATCAGATCAACATACAACGTAGGGCTCAAACAAATCGGCAAACATGGCGCTCTGCTATTCCGTGGCCTCTTCACCCGTGGAAAAGCCAAAAGCGTGGATGGCGACTTCATAGTTTTAGACGAAGTGTCTGAAATGAAAGAAGAACACAGAGCGCTCGCGCGTGACCGCGTTATGCACAGCGACCTCCAATGGATGCACCATCTGTCACAGCCGGATCTCCCTGGACAGAATATCGACGCTGAGTTCAACACAACAGATCAGCATTTTTGGCACATAATATGTCCGGCCTGCGGGCATAGAAATTGTCTTGAACTGAACTTTCTTGAGACATTTATACCCGTGCCTAAGAGTAAGAAAAAATCATACGCAGAAGGAACAACGCATTACCGCGGCTGTCAGAAGTGCCAAACGCAACTGGACATGAAACAGGGCGAATGGATATCTAAACACCCATCAAGAAAGCGTCGCGGATACCACCTGAGCCAATTATACACACAGATAAAACCGCCGGACTTCCCTAACTATGCCTCCTATGTCATGGCAGACTATGAAGCATCCAGAAACACTCAAGCACGCATGGCGCGGTTCACAATCTCCATCCTTGGCTTCGGTTACGGGGGCGGCAGCGTCCGCATCACAGATCGGCTCCTAGACGACATAGAGAGCGGTTATGGCTTTAGTTACGGCGAAGTCGGCGCTTTTATGGGCGTTGACCAAGGAGATGTCCTACATATCTCTATCGGGATAAAAAGCGGACACCAGTTCGTCTTTACTTATTTCGAGGAAACAGAGGATTGGGGGCGACTAGATGCGCTTATGGCACAGTTTGCAGTTCACCTCTGTATCATAGATGCTATGCCTAATAAACATGCAGCAAAGAGTTTTGCTATCCGGCATAAGAGCCGCGTGATGATCCAATACTTTGGTGGAAAAGAACTCAAAAGAGGAATCGAACTTCACGACGGGAAATGGGAAGTGGACAGCGTTACGGTAGACAGGACAGAATCAATAGACTCTATGATCGACAAAATGGAGCAGGGGTTAGTCCGTATACCATCAAGAAAAGAGACCACGGACAAAGATTTGTCTACCATAGAAGAAGTTCGCAGACACCTAAAAGCGCTTACGGTTACTTATGACACAAACTCGCAGGGTGTAACGAAACGTGTCTATAACTCCGGCGCAAACGTGGTCAACCACTTCGGGATGTCTGCCAACAGCGCTTGTATCGCGGCGTTTGAACTAGGCGTCGCTCCTGGGCCAATGGTAATGCCCATTTTTAGCAAGGTGGCGTAGTGAGCATCAGAAGCAGAATACGATCGTTTTTTGGCGCTAACCAGGCAAAATCTTACCCTAGCGTTGTCCCAAGGATTAGCCGCGACGAGAATTTTTATTCGATAAATTATCTCAAAGAACAGTTCACTATCCCGGCAACATTCCCTTTTGAATTCTTTGACATGATAGACACCGCCGCTATCATTGATCCTTACATAGCAAAATATGTCCACACTACTGTCAGTCTATCAAATGTTACGCATAAACTTTATGTGAAGACAGATACAGAGCGCAAAGCAAACAAGGCCATTGCTATAGCAAACCAGTTTGCGGCCAGGTGTTTCCCGCACGGCGGCGGGATGGATGGTATCGTGAGTTCGATGCTTTCGCAGTTGGCCAGAACCGGCGCTTTATGCGTGGAATGGGCTCCTGATAGAGCAAGAACCAGGGTAGATCGGGGCTTCCTTGTTCCTGTAAAATCTCTCCGCTTTCGTTACTCTGATAGTCAAGGGAATATGGAATTGACGCAACTGCGCGACGGGAAACTGATCCCGCTTAATCCTCTACAGGTCAGTTATCACGGGCTTATATTTAGAGACACAAATCCATACCCGTTGCCTCCTATTTTACCAGCATTGGAAGCTTGCGCTACGCATCGTGACATCATGGGGCAGATTAAGACATGGATGCAGAAGGTATCTGGCCTCGGTGTAATGCTGGCAGAGGTAGAACCGCCTCCAAGGGAACCAGGTGAGACGCAGACCGCTTACGACGCGAAAGCAGGACGATATCTTCAACAGATAGCCGATACTGTTACATCGAACCTGAATAATGGACTAGGGATTGGATATTCAAACATCAAGTTTACTTTCCAGTCTACGCAATCAGGAGCGCAAGGCGCACGCGACATACTGCAACTTGTTTTGCAGGGCATGTTTAGCGCTTTACAACGTGACCCTATATTCTTCGGTTGGCAGTTCCAGTCCAGCGATTCGTTTGCGTCGGTAGTGTATGAGGAAATGTATAAATCGCTAAAACTCTATCAGATGGGCGTTAAAAGAGCGATTGAACATGGGCATAGACTGAACTTAGCATTAACTGGAATGGCCGACATAGATATCAGCGTCCAGTTTCGAGACGAACATACATCAGATGTCTTTAAAGAGTCTGAAGCAAGAATGATGCTATCACAGGCAATAATTGCGCAACTAGAAGCCGGCCTGATTACCCCAGAGGAAGCCAGAAGATTCCTGGGGTATGAGGACAAAAACCTTGAGACAGGCGCTTATGTTGCTGCGTTTAATCGTTCTTCTAATAGCTATTCGCTTTTACCGTTTATTCGTAAACAATGGAAAGGCGAAGAACTAGAAGAGTAGAAAGGCGGGGGGATGTCAAACCAAGCTATTGAGACAGGCTTAAAACATACAGACGGCAGAGAAATATTCGAGTTGCGCCATACCATTATGGCCGAGAATAATAGCGTTCCTAAAAACAAGTCTCCTAAGAAACGAGCGGTAAATAACGCGGCCGAAGACACAGATCAAGAACCTTTGCCGCTTTTTAATGACGGCGTTGTCCGGCAGAAATGGAGAATACTTTCCAAGGTTAAAGCGTGGCCGAACACCGGCTATTATGAGCCGCAGTTAGTAGATTACTCAAGCGCTGAAGACGCTGTTATGCGCGAAATGGTTTCGCTAATTGAAGCAAAGCCTGATCTCCGGTGGGATCATTCATATTCTGTCAGAGATATTGCTGGCTGGATAGAGGACGCAGAATGGGAAGACGCTGGAGAGATAGAAGCAGGCGTCAACGCGTGGGTGGTTGCAGACCCGGAGTTTGACCCTAAAGCTGCTATTGGACTACGCAAAGGAATTATCCGGTCTGGGTCGGTAGGGATCAACGCGCAGATGGTTCGCTCGCATCCTGAGATGCCGCTACAACAGTTTCTATCTAATCAGGGCGAGATCATCGACAACCAGGAAGTTAGATGGATACCTATCAGAATTACAAATGTTGAACACATGGCGCTTGTGCCGTATAGACTCGGCGCAGACCCAAACGCAGGAGCACGCGAACCAAAAAAGCCAACAGCTAACATTAAATCTTCCAACAATATAACGATAACGGCAACAGAAACGAAAAAACAGGGGGGTCGATTTATGACCAACACAAGATGGGAACAGCAATTTAGTGATGTTTGTAATTTGCTTGGGGTTGATTTTGCGGTGGATGACGAGGCAAGCGTAGCGCAGTTGACTCAGACTGTTGCGAGCAAAATCTTGAGCCTCAAAGAATCTTACAAGCAATTTGTGTCAATACAGCAGGGCCTTTATGAAAGCGAGAAGTATCTGTTAGAAGACTCTGAGACAGGCCTTAAATCAGATGAGATTGTGCGAAGGCTCCCAAGTAAACTTAAACACGCAGAAAACGGGAAGAAGTTCTTAGACTTCCAAAAAAGTGAAACCCTGAAATGGTTTGACATGGCTGTCGTAAAGCCGGACGGCGACATGACAGAGAACGACAAACGAATACGATCAAGGATATCCAATGCGTTTGACCTTGATTTTATAGAAGAGCAGCTAAACCTCTACAAAGAGGTTGCTAACGGTAGGTTTGGGCCGGACAGGTCTTCGGTGGTCGAGGAAATACCTACGCATACACCACCTGCTGTTCAGAACGAAACTAACGACGTAGATAGAATATTCGGGGGGAAATAACCGATGTATCAGGAAATTAAGAATGTGTTGGGTGTCTCCTTTACTTGTCCCACAACAATACTTGAGGGAGATGTGGTCGAAATAGTGGATGACAACGAGGTGGCCGCTATTACTGGTTTTTCTACTAACATAGTGGGCGTTGTATGCGCACATAGGGATAGCGACACAACTTGCACTGTTTCGACTAAGTTTCAGCGCAGATCAGATGAGCGTGTCGCGGGTGAGGACGTAGTTGTAGGGCCTTTCGTTTTTGGCGCAGACAATGAGGTATATCAGTATATACCGGCTACCGCAGCCACGCATACCGGCGCTAATGCAGAGACATTTGCAGTAGTTTTGAACACTAGCGATGTCCTTGGCGTAAAGGTTGGCGGTGACGAAGTTCAGTCTATCACGCTGACTGCTGGTGGCACGCTAACCGCTGCCGCTATCGTTGCCGAAATTAACACATCAGCCGTTGGCTTTATAGCTACTGCGACAGCAGCCCACAAAATATGTCTGACCGCTACAGGCGTTAATCAGTCATTGGAAATAACTGCTGAAACGCACTCTTGCAATACCGTCCTTGGGCTTACAGCAGGGGTTTATATCGGGACAGCGAGTTCGCATGACCCGTCCTCTGTAGGTGGGTTAATAATCAAAGCTGGCGATGCTGGCGATACCGTTGAGACACTGGAAATAGTATAGGGGAATAAAATGGCGAATGATCTTGGATTGAAAAATACCTTTGTTCAAAAAGTCTACGGCCCTCTCCAGGAGTACCGCGGGTCAGATGCAACGCCGGGAAAAGAAATCAGCCTTATAGACTTTATGAACAACAGAGGCATTAATAATGGCACTGAGCCAATGTCTTGGGGCAGACTTTTTAACGAGATGGGTCTACCCTCCGACGCAAACCTTTCACTAGGACACCTCCTGTCTCTATCAGGCGACGTAACATACCTAGCGCCAGAGATAGTGCGAGATTTTATTGTCAGAGGCATGGAACTTAATGTCAACTATATGGACCTCTGTATGGCTTCTGAGAATGTTTCTAGCCTGGACATCTCAGCTCCTTACATTGATTATGGGAACCCTAAACCACAATCAATCGGCGAAGCAGAGACTATCCCTACAGCCAGATATACATGGGGCAAGAAAAGCATTACGCTTAGAAAGAAGGCTATCGGGCTAGACTGGACAGACGAACTGATCCTTAGCGTAAAGCTTCCGCTACTTAGGCAATGGCTACAGCGAGTAGGCATTGAACTCAACGCAATGCTTTACACAAGTGCTGTAGAAACCATCGTGAATGGCGACCAGAGCACAGGATCAGACGCTATTACAGTGGTTGGCGTGTCCTCGTCTGGGTCGCTTGCTTTTAGCGACTTCGTGCGACTTTGGGTTCGCGCTCAGCTTATCGGCAGCGATTGGGGTTCCATTATCACCAACGAGACAATGGCAAATCTCTTGCTAGGAATAGCAGAGTTTAAGCCGACTGCTGGTGGACTAGGGGCTGCTGCTG